AGGACGCGGCTCGGGCGGTGCCCATTTGCGGCGCTTGACGTCCCAGGGCCGGAACTCCTTCTTGCCGCCCGGCGGGTCGTAGCGGTAGACGACCGCCATCAGGTTGCCGTCGGCGTCCAGGTAGTTCCATCGGGCAGTGGCCGGGCCGAGGTCGTCGATCGCAGCCGAGCGCTTCTTGCGCGCGGACGCGGGAGCCGTTACCGGGGCCTGGCCGAGCAGCCGGGCGGCTTGCTCGAGCACTTGGGCAAACTGCCGGCGCACGTCCAGGTGGAAGTGGCCCGCGATCAGGTCGAAGACGTCGCCGCCGTCGTTGTTCGCGCGGTCACGCCAGAGCCCGGCCTTCTCGCCGTCCAGCACGACCTCCAGGCTGTCGCCAGCGGCGCCGGTGATGTCGCCGACGTGGAACTTCCCATGGCGCAACTTGCCGGCAGGAAACAGCGCGCGCAGCACGCCCTCCAGGTTGGCGAGCAGCGCCTCACGGATCGTCTTGCGCTCGGTCTCCAGATCCCGTTCGGGCGTGGGTGCCGGCGGTGCATCGTTGAAGTCAAGCGGCACGGGCGGCCTCCTTCTCGCTGTGCCGGCGCATCCAGGCCTCCAGCTCGTCGAGCCGGTAGCGAACAAAGCGGTTGAACTGGTAGTGCGGGATCTCGTGGCGGCGGCGTGAGGCCGGCTCGCTGAGCAGGTACACAGGAAGCCGCAGGTGGGCAGCGGCATCGACGGCGTTGTAGAAGCGGACACGCATCTCCGCCTCCAGCTCCTCTGCCGTCATCGTGTTGATGTTGGATCGGATGGTGTTCATGTCAGGGACCAGCACCGGTCCTGCCAGGCGCAGGCACGGCACTCGAAATGGATGGGGTCGTGGAAGGCTCGCGACAGCAGCTCGCCGGCATCGGTCGCCTCGATCACACGGACTGCCCGGTCGGACAGGCGCTGAGCCAGTTGGGGATCGAAGGGCACCGCCTCGGCGTAGATCTCCATCGAATCGGCGTTCACCGCGGTGAACAGCGCCGGGTGCTCGTGCAGCTGGAGGTAGGCCTGGTACAGCGCGATCTGGCCGGCGTAGACCGGGCGGGCCTTGGCGAGCTTGTGCTTGCGCAGCTCACGCCAGGTCTTGGCCGAGACGCACTTGTTCTCCCAGAGCATCGGGTAGCTGTAGCCAGCCGGGCCGGCGATGATCACGCCGTCGACGTGGCCCTGGAGGCGTCCGCCCACATCGGAGAACCCGAACTGCGAACCGTCCTGCAGCTCAGTGCGCAGGTCGAAGCCGGCAGCGCGCAGCCAGCGGATCATGGCCGCCTCGATCAGGTGACCGCGCTCGAAGATGCGCAGGATGCGACCGGGGAACTCGCGGCCGGTATCGACGGGTGCCTTGGCGAACTCGAACTGGAGCGCACGCTCGCAGGCGATGCCCACCCGGGATGCCCCCAGGTAGGTGCGAGGCGGCTGCTTCGCCGCCTCGGCTTTCATCGCTCTGTCGATCAGCGCCGCAATCCGCTCGCCCAGCTCGGCCGAGGGATTGAAGTCGATCATCCGGCGCTCGCCTCCCATGGTGCGTCCGACGGCATGTCCTCAAACGGCACGGCCATCGGATCGGGGGCCGGCGGCATGCCCCGCACTGGCGGGTACTTGGTCGCCTCGTGGTGTTCGGCCATCGCCTCGGTGTAGCGCGTGACGATGGCGTCGATCACCTTCAGCGCGTCGGCCTCGCTGTAGGCGCCGAGCGGCTTGTCGAAGCCAATGGCCCCAGCCGCTTCGCCAAACGCCTTCAGGCAGCAGCGCATCGCGGCGCGCTCGACCTCGGATGCGTCGATCATCGTGACGTCCTCCGGGTCGCGGTCACCTCGGCGCACCGCATCCCAGTTGCCGTACAGCTGGTGGAACGCATCCTGGCAGCGGCGCGAACAGAAGGCCCAATCGATCGGGTACCGCCGCGGATCCGTGACCGGATAGCGGTTGTCGGTGTGCCCATAACCCCTGGCCTCGCGACGGCAGGCCCAGCACTGCACGGCGCCCTCATTGCGCCCACGCCGGCTTGGCGGTCAGCGGGGCCTTGTTGGCCTGCGCGGGCCGCGTCTGGGCACCGGCCTTGGCCGCCGGGCGGGGAGCCTGTGTCGGCCGGGGTGCGCCGGGGGTCGGTACGGGCGGCGGGCTGTACTCGGGCATGCCCGGCTCGATCGCGTGCTTGATGACGTTCTTCAGGTCGCCGTTGCCGTCACGTTCGACATCAATGCGTGCGACGAACTCGATGCCTTCCAGCTCATGCAGGCCCTCGATGCAGCGACGCGCCGATGCTTCCGGGCTCATGTCGTCCGGGTCGATGTTGCGCGCGCTGTTGAGGATGGCGCGGACGAAGGTCCGGCCCATGCCGCCCCAGGTCGGACCCTTTGGGCTGTACAGGCCGATGTTGCTCCACACCTTGCGTTTGGCGAACTCGCCATCGGTGATCGTGAAGATGCAGGCAAGGTAGACCGCGCCGGTCTCTTCCGACTGCGTGGCCCAGCCACCCTCCCAGCCTTGGGCGGGATCGCTGTAGCCGCCCGGCGTGATGGCCAGGCGCACCGGCGCGACGGTGCCCTTCGGGATCAGGTCGAAGCTCTGTTGATGTTCGGCGTCGTTGAAATCGTTCCAGGCACTCATGCTGCTTGGTCTTCCGGCTGGGGTTGGACGTGGGGTTGGGTCTTGGGTTGGGGTTGGTGGGCGGCGGCGCACTTGCGGATCAGGCGGCCGAGGTCGGGCGGCTCGAGCAAGTCGAGCACGCCACTGCGGTCCTTCGCGGGGAAGCCGTAGGGGTTGGACGTGCGGGTGACGAAGGCGCGAAAGCTCGTGCCGTCGTCGGCCGGGATCTGGGCCAAGGTGACGACCTCGTCGACGATGCCCGGCAGTTCTGCCCCGGTCTTGCCGCCCTCGATCTGCGCCGCGTAGTAGGCGCGGCCGAAGTCGTCCTGCTTGCTGTCGAGGATCGCGACGTAGATGACGTGCTTGCCCCGCGCGTGCTGAAGGTGGGTCAGCGTGCCCACCATTTCGGAGCCGAGCAGGCCGTACGCGCCGCGCGTGTCGGGCTTGCCGGTGCGCTCGCTGAAGGCCGCCGGCTGGGTCTTGGCCCAGGCCAGGCACCAGCGGCTCAGCACAGTGATGCTGTCGACGAAGTAGGTGTCGTACTTGTCGAGTTGGCCCGGATCGCCGTAGGTGCGGCAAACGTGGTCGAAGTGGGCCTGCGAGAACGGTGCGTCCGCCGGCATCGCCGGGTTCGGTCCGGCCAGGAAGCAGACGATGTCGCGGAACTCGGGCCAGGTCTTCGGGCGCAGCGTGTCGCCTTCCCAGTCCTTGACAGCCAGGTCGCCCGCCTCGACGTCGACAAAGAGGGTGCTCTCCAGCGGCAAGGTCCGCAGCTGCCATGTCTTGCCGACGCCATAGGCGCCGAAGAGGGCGAGCTTCACGCCCGTGCGCTCGGCCATGCGCTGCTGCGCGGTGATGATCGGCAGCGGCATCAGCGGGCCTCCTCATCGAGCAGGCGCAGCGTGATGCTCACCCGGCCGGGCTCGACGGTGCGTGCGGGCGCGAACTGCTCCTGCAGCACCGGCGGCCACGACTTCCACTTGGTCTCGCTGACCGACAGCTCGGCCTTGATGTAGCTCTCGACCTTTTCGCCGCTGGCGACGATGCGTTCGGCGATGGCGTGCAGCTTGGGCTGGTCCCACTTGACCTTCTTTGCCAGCTCGAAGGTCACCTCGACGCTGCCGTCGCGGCCCTGGGCCGTCCCGAAGTCGCGGCCGGACGCGCGCAGTGCGGCGCGGCTGGTTTCTCCATAGGCGGCTTCGAGCGCGGCGGCGAACTTGTCGTTGGCGCGCTTGAGCCAGGCGCTCGCCTCGGCAAGGCTGCGTTGCAGCTCGAGCTTCTGCAGCACCGGTAGCGCTGCCAGCTGCTGCACGCTGAGCTCGTCGACGACGTTGGGGAGGACGGTGACAGTGTTCATCGTTGTCTCCCTCACGAGTTCACCCGGGCCGACGTCGAGTAGTGGCCGGCCTTGGCCTCGAAGGCCAGCACCGCCGACAGCGCGTAGCGAACGCGGCCGGACAGCTTCAGGTACTCGGGGCCGCGGCCTTCGGTGCGCCAGCGGCCGAGGGTCTTGTGGCACAGCCCCCAGCGGCTGGCCAGCTCGTGCTCGGTGAGCACACGACGCGCGGCGTCGTCGGAGGGCATCGGTTCGATGCCGGGGGTGGCGAGGGCCTGGTGCATCTCGTGGGTCGAGACGCGGCCTCGCTGGGCGGGGGCAAGCATTCATCCTCCTGCGGTGACGTGCGACAGTGCACGGCAGGGGATTTCAGGAAATCAATGGCGAACTGTTAATGGACGGATTGGCGAACGCCGACGAAAGTTCGTGTTCCTCAGTCAGGGGGATGCGCCTAAGTTGACAGCTTGCGGCATGGTCGCTGACAAACGGCAGGTTCAGGGAGAGCCGGCCTTTGCGTCGAGCCGGTTCTTGGCGCCTTGGCCGCCTGCTTTGACGACGGTGTGTAGAGGAAGCAGCCACTTCCGCATGCGTCATCAGCTCCTGCGCCCATGGGGGACCGGCAAGTTCGCCATCAAACTGTCGGTCGCGAAGTCGAGCACCGACATGCTGCCTCGGGGCCTTTGCGCGGGCCGTGGATCTCGTGCGGGCCGCGATTGGCGGCGCAGGCGCACAGGTGCGCTGGCTTGCCCAGCACTCCACGAGTATGTGAAGTGGGCGAAGGTGGTGAAGGGAATCGGAGGCGAAAGTCGACTAAAGTCTTCTTTAGGGAAGAATCGGAGGGGATTCGATGGAGCGGATTTCGCCGCGCACGCTGTGCGCAGCGCTCGTGCTTGCCTGCGCCGCAGCTCACGCACAAGTGCCCGAGGGAACGCTCGAGGTCGGCCTTGGCGTGTACGGCATGCGCATGTACGTCATACCGGACAGCGTGCATCGTGAAGGCAGCGTCATTCGCTATGAACTGCGCGGCGTCGCGAAGGATGACCAAGGGTTCTTTCGCGGCATCGTCCGCGTGGATTGCGAACGCCGCCTGCGCGCGGAAGAGCGATCGACGTACAAGTCCGACGCGACGGCCCAGCCTGTGTCGACCACACACTCCAACGTCGAACTGCGGCCCGTGTACGAAGGAACGCGGCAGGCGGCGGAGCTCGAGCGCGTTTGCCTCGCGTTCGTGAACATCCCCGAAGTGTCCGGTGCCGTGACGAGTGATGCGGCGGTGAGGGCGGCGCTGGATGAACAACAGGTGATGGATGCGTGGGACTGGTTCGAGTCAGGGCTGAGCGTCGCGCGCGATGGAGATCGTCGCGGCGCAATCAACCGCATTGGCGCCGGACTGAAGCTGCATTCGGACTTGGGCATGTGGTCCCTGCTGGCGAACCTCGCCGAAGCGGACGGCAGCGACGACATCGCGCTGATCGCGTGGAAATGGGTGTACGCCTTGGGTAATGCAGAAGAAAAACAGGAAGCCCTGAAGGCGGTTGGGCGGCTCCAGGCGCTGACGAAAGCGGGGGGGAAGAAATGAAACAACGAACGAGATTGCCGCTCGCCCACACACGCGCGCTCGTGGCGGGTTTGGCAATTGCGATCGCGCCAGCGCTGCATGCGGCGAAGCCCACCGGAATCGAGTCGCTTGAATTCAGCGGCGTCCTGGTCGACAACTTCGCCGAGGAATACTACGCTCGCAATCTAAACGGGAATTGGCTCGCGAAGAAGCGGAGCGAGGTGTGCCCGAAGCTCACGATGAACGGGCACGGCGGCTGGCGCTCGCCGACCCCCGACGAACTGGAGTGGTACCTGCGCAAGTACGGGTACAAGGAAGCGGCGAACGAGATCCTCCAAATCTTCACGCTGCACGGGTACACGGAAACAACATACCGATACTCCTACTGCAGCGTCTGGCCCGTCGCTCCCGGCATCCACACGCCCGGTGCTTTCTACGACTGCGGTCGGAACAACGACGTTGGCGTAGCGCGGGGCAACCGCCAGGTGTGCGTCTACGGCCCCGTGCAGCGAGAGGTACCCAAGCCGGTCGAGAAGCCGGTTGCCCCTGCGGATACCTCCATCGTCCTCAAGGCGGGCAAGGACCCAGAGGTTGAACGAGCGAAGGCGGAGGCTGAGCGGAAAAAAGCGGAAGACGATGCGATCGCTCGTGACAAGGCGGCGCGGCAGTACGCGGCCCAAGCACGCGCCAACGAGGAGATCAAACGCCTCGAGCGGGATCTGAAGAAGCGCCAGGAGTGCATGAAGCCCGAGGTGCGCAAGCAGAACCTCGGATGCATGTGCGACCGCTTCTTTGCGCCGGCCCCCTCCGATGGCAAGGGCACGCCCACCTGTCGCCAGTAAACGGGCTCTCACGCCCCACACGATTTCCTTGCCCTCCTTCTGGCGGTGCCGCGGCATCTCGACGGACGGATGCACGCGGTGGCGCGGCGTACAAGCCTGCTGCTGATCGAGGCCCAAACTTACCCCTCCGGCGTCAAATCACAAAACTGAGCGCGCCCATGCGGGCCTTCGGCGTGAAGAAGCTCTGGTCGTCTTCCGCGCCCGGCCGGAACAGTTGGACACGGTCGCCTATGGGTTGCCGACGCTTCAGGCAAGCCTAAGGGCGCCACACCCGCAATGAATCGGCGAGTCGACGTGAAATACCGGCTGCCCCGAAGAAGCTGCCTCAACTACGGTTCAACGACCTGGGCACCTGCCGCGCGGCCTGCGGCAGGTCGGAGCCGAGCTTCGCCTCCCGGCCCTAGCGAGAGGGTGCGAACGGCATTCGCACGGAGCGCGCAACATTTGAAATTTAGGTAATTGAGGGGATGTCCTCTTGGAGAGGTCCTCGGGCAAACTACAGCCTCTGCCCAATATTCAATACCGACAAAACAAGGGCGCACCCAGGGGAGGATCAGATGTTCACCGCTACGCTGACTTCGTGGACGGCCGAGACGCTGCGATCGTTGACCTATGACGACGATCAGCGTTCCGCCATCGACGTCGTGCTGGCGGAGATCGCAAAGGTCACCCCTCAGGACTATGTCCGCTATGACCGCTCATCGAAGCTGGTCGACTGCGGGCACGGTGTCGTCTTCGCCATCGCCGGCGATCAGGCGTTCGAGATTCCGCGAATGAGCCGTTCGCTTGACCCGAGCGGCAAGTCGTCCGACGTCATCGAATACCAGCCGGTCGTGATCGACGGGCAATGCGTGATCGAAACCTCCGATCAAGGCCGCACCAAGATGCTGATCCTGATGCGCAAGACCCACCCGGCCAAGCCGCTCGCAACGGACAAGTGGTTCCCGATCTTCATGAACGCGGAGCCTCTTGCCGCAGCCGATGTCGAGGCAGCCCCCGAGGCAACGGGGGCCCGCGTCGCAGGCGAACTGCCGCCCGGTTCGTTCAGCTTCCCGACGCTCAAAGACCTCGGCCTCAGCTGACGGCAGCGCCTTCTCAGCGCTGCCCTGCTCCACTATTCCTTGTCCTGCTTGGCAGCACAACGCATGGCGTAGGTGCCCAGCCGCTGCTGAGTCACGACCAGTTCTTGGTAGGCATGCATCGGCCCCTCATGCGCCGGATCCCCCTTTCGCTCCCTGCGCACCTTGAACACGTCGATCGGCTTCTCGCTGGACAGCCCGGCCTCGCGCATGATCTCGGCCGCACGGCACGGCTTGCCCTTGAACTTCCAGAGCGCACGGAAGATCGCCGCCTGAGATGGTCGCAACGCGATCGGACCATGAGGCCAGCTGTCCAGGTGTACCCACCGGAAGTCACGTGAGAAAGGCCCCAGGACCGGCCCTCGCTCGTCATCGGTCTCGGCAACCTGCGCCGCGCCGCCCCGCCCCACCAGCATCACCCGGTCGCCATAGAGGCAGAAGCGATCCTCCAGCGCCATCGTCGTGACGTCTTCGTCGAGCACGCCACCACCAAAGCTCAGGCCTTCGGCCGGTGCGAGGATGCAGAGCCGGCCCCGCGCTCGCAGCCGCAGCCGGAAGTAGATCGCTGCGTTCTGCACCAGAAGCGACACGTCCCGAAGCAGCACCGCCAGCGCACCACCGCGGAAGCCCAATTGCCAGACGCCCTCGCACAACTCCTCGCAGGGATCCCCGATTCCGATGCTCAGTGCCAGGCGCAACTGAATCGTCAGCCAGCGCATGTCGACGGCGTAGCGATGCCTGTACTCCTCCGTGACCGGCACCGGGCCACAGGACGGGCAATGGCACTGCAAGACCCCGTTCGCCACGGCGTCCGGTGCCGGGCCGACCGGGACGTCGGCACGGTGGCAGTGCGGGCATCGGGTGTACGGCTCCGGGGCTGCATAGGTGCGCACTGCCCTTATTCCCTGTAGCGCTGGCAGCAGCGCTTGCTCTGCTCGCGACAGGCAACTGCGGGCGAATTGCTGTTGTGACGCGCTGAACAGCTTGCAGAGGAAGGCCCAGGCGCGTGCGTTGCGGCTCACGCCAAAGGCAAGGCCTCGAGTGCCTTGTCCGCGACGGCGTTGCGCTGCAGCCTTCCGTACAGCATCTGAGAGGGATCCATCAGCCCGATGTCGCCGAGGTAGCCTTCGACACGGGCCTGCACCTGATGGTCAAACCGGTACAGGTTCGTGCGGCCGTTTTGCGCCAGTTCGATCTCGATCTCGCCGCGGTCCGCTGCAAGGCGCAGCGCCAGGCAGACGGTGTCGACTTGCCAGAGCGTGCGCATCGGATCAAAGCCGAGGTCGCGCACGATGCCCTCGCGCACCGAACCTGCCGCAGGTCGCCAGCTGGGAGGCTGGTAGTGGATGCGCGTGGCATCGCTGCCGCGGCTGAGCGCCATCGAGACGACGCGCGCTTGCGTGAATCCGTCTGCCACGACGTCTGGAGCGGTAAGGCGATGCAGCAACGCCTGCAGATCCAGTTCGGCGAGGGCTGGCATGCCCTCCGATGGGCGGCGCAGAACATGGCGCGCGAACGCACGCATTACCTCGAGGTGGCAACGTGGCTCACCGCGAAGGAAAACGCGCAGGTGCCCAGACGCCGGAACGTAGACGAGCCTCACCTCCACGGCCGCGCTGCCGTACCTGATCACGGCACCGCTCATGCACCGGTGCATATCGGCCTGCTTGACCTCTTGCGGCAGCAGATCCTCCAGGTCGACGACGATGCTCACGACGCCGTCCGACTGTTGGACCGACCGTACCGAGCAACGATCACCTCGTCGGTAGTGCTCCCAGTACAGGGAACGGATATCGGCGCACATCGCTTGCAGCGTTGCACTGTCCAATGCGGGCCTTGCCCGCCCCACCTGGTAGTGCATGGCGCTGTAGCCTAGGGTCTGGACCGCGTCGAGCCAGCACGCGCGCTGAAACATGGGCTGGTGGTGCACGAAGAGCCACACCGACCGGTGCAGCGCATCGCCACATCGTCGTAGTCCGTCGAGCACTTCCGGCACGCCGGCCGCCGCATCAAGAATGGCGCGCTGGCCTTGTACATCGCTGAGCGATGCGGGGCCCCCAGCCCTGCTGTTGTGTTGTTCGGCGCTCTCCAGGCGCCTTTCCATGCCCTGTGCAGCGAGAAACGCGGCACGCAGATCGTCACCGCGCAACTGCCTCAGGACATCTTCACGTGTCCACGGGTAGTTCATCGTTCTTGTTCGCTCCCTGCGCCTCCTCCTCGGAGAGCGTCAGTGACCGCGATTATTCGTGACAGTTACAGAGCTTGCAAACGCCTGTCGGGGCGAGTCCCCAAGGTAAGGGAGATGCCGAACGACTTCGCACGGTCGTCACCCCCTTTTGGGGGATAGGGGTGGTGAAGATTCATATGCCCTCCTCCCTAGCACAAGGGCTCGACAGCGCACATCGCCGCAACAGGACGTGGGGGTGATGCGAAGAATCGAGAGCGGTTTGTTGAACGACCGCCTCGCATGCTGAAGCAAGAACACCCTCTCCCACCACCTCGATCTCACGAAGCGCCGCACGCGTGCCTTGAACTGCGCCTGGAAGTTGCTCGCCTGCTCGGGCTCGCACTGGCGCGGCTGCTCGCCTCGCAACCCCATGGTTCGCCGCTGTCGCATGAATGCGCCACACAGGACGGTTCGACTTGCTTTGCGCCACCACAGAGCGTCAATGCGAACCCCTCTCGACACACGCGAGCCGACGCATGACACACGCGCAGAAGAACCCAAGCATCGCGATGCAGATCGCGGCGCTGCCCGACAAGACCATGGATGAACTGCGGGCGCTGTGGGATGAGCTGTTCGACAGCCCTGCTCCACACCACAACCGCACCGGGCTGGAGAGCCGCCTGGCCTACCGGATCCAGGAGAAGGCCTTCGGCGGGCTGTCGCCCTTGGCACGCGCGCGGCTGGAGAAGATCGGCGAGACCGGACAAGTGCCGAACGCCGGCGAGCGTGATGGGCACCGGCTGCTACCGGGCACCGTTCTGAGCCGCATGTACGACGGTGTCGAGCACCGGGTGGTGGTGCGCGGAGACAAGCACTTCGAGTACGACGGCTGCCGCTACAAGAGCCTGTCGGCCATCGCGCGCAAGATCACCGGCACACAGTGGTCGGGGCCAGCCTTCTTCGGTCTGCGCGAGACGAAGCGCCAGGGAGGCTGGGCATGAAGGCGCGTCCCAACAGCTATCGCTCGGCGCTCGCGTCCCCGCCGCCGGTCATCACCAAGAAGCGCTGCGCCGTCTACGCGCGCGTGTCGGACGACGAGAACCTGGACCAGGAGTACACCACCCTCGACGCGCAGCGCGATGCCGGCCTCGCTTACATCCGCAGCCAGCAGCACGAGGGCTGGATTCCGTTGGGCGACGAATATCGCGACGAGGGGGTTTCCGCCGGTTCGCTGAACCGCCCGGCCCTCAAGCGACTCATCGCCGACATCGAGGCCGGCAAGATCGACGTGGTCGTGATCTACAAGATCGACCGGCTGACGCGCTCGCTGCGGGACTTCTTCGAACTGCTGGACGTGTTCGACGCCCACGGGGTGTCGTTCGTGTCGGTCACGCAGCAGTTCAATACAGCCACCGCAATGGGTCGGCTGATCGTCAACATCCTGCTGTCGTTTGCGCAGTTCGAACGTGAGCAAGGCGCCGAGCGCATCCGCGACAAGATCGCCGCCAGCAAGGCGAAGGGGATGTGGATGGGCGGGGTGCCGCCGCTGGGCTATGACGTGAAGGACCGCAAGCTGGTGGTCAACGAGGTCGAGGCCGAACTGGTGCGCTCGATCTTCGAGGACTTCTCGCGCCACGGCTCGGCGGCGCAGATCGTGCGCCAGCTCGACATCGAGGGGCACACGACGAAAGCCTGGGTGACGCAGGGCGGCAAACGTCGCGAGGGGCGACCGATCGACCAGCAGTACCTGTTCCGGCTGCTGCGCAACCGCCTGTACCTCGGCGAGGTGGAGCACAAGGGGAGGCACTATCGCGGCCAGCACAAGGCCATCGTCAGCCAGCAGTTGTGGGACAAGGCGCACGCGATCATCGACCAGCGCAAGCAAGGGCCGCGCGAACGCAAGACCAGCACGCCCGCGCTGCTGGCGGGGCTGCTGTTCGCGCCGGACGGGCAGTTGATGGTGCCGACCTACACGAAGAAGCCGAACGGGAAGATGTACCGCTATTACGCGCCGTACCTCTACAAGCGGCGCATGGCCAGCGCGATCGGTGAGCGACCTTCGAAGAGCATCGGCCAGTTGCCGGCCGGCGACATTGAGGCGGCCGTGCTGAAGCAGATCCACGCGGTACTGCAGCAGCCGGAGATGGTGATCGCGGCATGGAAGGAGTGCCAGCTGCTCCCCGGGACAGACCACATCGACGAGGCGCATGCGGTGGTCGCGCTAGGGAAGATTGCGAACGTCTGGGATCAGCTCTTTCCGGCGGAGCAGCAGCGCATCGCTCGCATTCTCATCGAGCGAGTGCAGTTGCACGACCAGGGCTTGGACATCATCTGGCACAACGAGGGCTGGAAGAACTTTGGGAAGGAAGTCTCCCAGCATCCGTTCGTCCAAGAGCAGCAATTGAAGGAGCTGGCGTGATGGCCACGAGTGGAAGCGCCCGCAAGACCGTGATTGTCGAAGCCAGCGGTGAGCCACGGAGCTACGAGCTGGGAGGACAGGCCGTCACGCACGTGCCACTGACGATTCGCCGCCGGGGCGTGCAGAAGGTGCTCACTCCGCCGCCCGGCCACGCCTCGGCGACGGAACCAGTGGTGCATCACACGACGATGATCCGATTGCTCGGCAAGGCGTTCTATTGGCAGCGGCTGCTTGACGAGGGCCGCTTCTCGAGTGGGAACGAGTTGGCACGACACCTGCACGTCGACGAGGGTTGGGTCGCGCAGGTGCTGCGATTGACGCTGCTGGCCCCTGACATCGTGGAAGCGATCCTCGAGGGCTCACAGCCGAGGCACCTCTACCCGCACCTGATCAAGGGACGGGCCGAGCCGCTGCCTCGGCTATGGGACCAGCAACGAGAGCTGCTCGGCTTTACTCCGCTTCACGCATGA